AGATATTGTGTTGCAGTTGTCGGCTCAGCGAGCCACTCTTTAATGTATTTCATAGCATCCTCCTCAGAATGTGTAATCATCGTAATATATATTAAATGTCCTTGTCAACAATTGTGTTGAAATAAAATCTTCTAGGCCGATCCTCCTGCTCGGTTAGCTGTAAGCTGTTGTCGTGAAAGTAAAAATTGTATGTTCCCTCCCATCCACCGCTGTGTCTTTGCTTGGCAACGATGAGTTTTTGGTCTTTATGTTTGGCTAAATATTCCTGCTGCTTCTCATCTAATTCGGTCATCTTAGCTAATTCCTTTAGCTGTTTTCGCTTCGCGTTGCTAGCCGTTAGCAGGACATTATCAGCCATATCTGTAAGCGTACCTGCCCCGCGAATGGAATACTTATCCGGTATCCAATTGTCATCAGCTTGTGGCGGCTTCCGAATGTGCGCCACCAAGATAATGCCGACATCCAGTGTCTTGGCGCAGTGCTGTAGCTTATTCACGAACTCTGTCTCGGCTGCATAATCTTGAAAACCAGTGCCGCATTTCGCGAGGGAATCAACGAAGACATACTTGCAACCCAGTTCCTTAACGCAATAGTGAATGATGGATAGGACTCGCTCCGGCTTCACTGTGTCTAGCTGATCGAATATGACTAGGTTCTTGTCAACGAACGCTGAGAACTCTTGAATAAATGGCTCGGCGGGTGTGCCATCCTTCGTACCTGCGGCTTGCATTAGCATGCGGTACAGGGATTCGCTCGGCTTCATTTCAAGGGACGCGAGGCATACCTTGGATTCCTTGAGCAGACTTAGGATTATCTCGCCACAGATAAGGGATTTCTTGGACGCATTAGCGCCCCCAAATATGGTTAACTCACCCTGTCTTAACCGAAACGTGTCATGCGTCTTAGGCCACGGTAGCTTAGCCCCCCAGATCTTCTGACCCTTAGATCGCTCGACCACCTCATCATGCCACCGTCCCGCGCTGTGGATTTGAGAGGCTTCCATCATGCCCGTGAGTTCAAGGTACTGTTCTAATTCCAACCCCTGCGGCAGCCTCATAGCTCCACCCCCCATGATGCTTCGCGAGTAGGGGTCTGCTCCTGCCTACGTTTCTCCCATGTAACGACACAGGCTTTCCATGATTTCATCCTCTCTTTACCGATCTTCCACCCTCGCGCCTCGTAAAACGCGATGAACATTTCAGGGTCGATTCCATTGCTGCGAGAGTCACAATACGCCCTAACTTCATCTACTGTCGGGGGTATAGATTGTTCTTTGTTACTTGTTACTTGTATAGTTGTTGCCCTTTGCTTGTCAGTTGCTTGACTCTTGCTTGTCAGTTGCTTGCCCGTATCTTGGTACTGAGCGTAGTTAGTTATTGAAATGATTGAGAATTTATTGGTGATTTGCTTGGCAATCATGTTATCGGTTTCAAACCAATCTAGGTACTTTCTCAAACGCCGCACTGAGATGTTTAATCTGGCGCTCGCGGCATTCAAACCGAAGACCAGTTGACCCCGCTTGATAGTAAGCATTCGCCCATTAAACGAGGTCGCTTTATCCGTTAATGACGCAGCCATTAGCAGGTGCAGCCATAGCTTTAACGCCTCGGGCTCTTGCCACAGGAAGTTATCCTGTATCGCCCGATCTAATCTGATCCATCCGTTCATCGTATCCCCCTCGCGCCATTGACTATCCGCTGCGCATTGTAAATATCTGTCCGATCCTTCTCAGTAAATGCTATCCCCTCGCGAGACCATACTGGCACTAATTCTAGCAGCCACTCGGCAGACTTCACCTCCTCGCGTGTATGCTTGCTTAGCTTAGGGGTATAGGGTGACCCATCATTAGGGTAGATATCCCGCCACGTAAGCCCTGCTGCCTTTAGAATGGACTCTGCGCTGCAATCCTGAGCAAAGCAGTGAAGCAATACCCTATCATCTGCCTCGCGGTATAGAATACTGAGACTGTGTGACTTGTCATCGTGCGCAGGACACAATGCCATAGCCTTGTTACCCTTGCGCCTTAACTGGCTCATTTTACTGCAAATTAGTTCGTAATCTGCCATGATTTCCCCCTTGCGTTACAGGGAGAGAGCGGATAACCTGCCTGTGATCGCAATGCATCCTCCTCCCCTTTGTGGTGTGATCAGCTCCCCCGAAAGGGGGGGCGCTTTATTTAAATCCTATCTAGGATTCCCTACCCTATCTAGGATCACGGTTTACCTTTCCCAATGTGTCGGTTGCTCGCTACCGCCCTGTATCCAATCACCATTTGACCGCTGAATTAGACCTACGGCATCGGGTTGGACACAGAACCTCTCTGCGGGATCACCCTTTAAATGCTTATCAAAGTTGCGCTCGGTAGAGAATACTTCCCAACATCGCACACACATAGAACGGGGGCTACCAGGCTTGAGTTTCTTGTCGGGTCTAGCCCCTTGCTTAGGGTTTACTTTAACGCTCTCCCAGTTGTCCACATTGCACCTCCAATCGCTTGTAGTTAGGCCATCCGATTTGCATAGTCCCCGTCTCAGCTACGCTCTCGCGCCCTAAGCAAACCATCTCAGCATAAAGTTTAGACTCTTTTGCCTCTAGCACCTCGCTCGGTTCGAGCAAAGCACCGAGGGCGAATGAGATTATCAAACACCCCGCGACAAGTACACATAGATTTCTGCGATTATTTCTCATTCCATTATCCCCTTTGCATTTTCTTTTGCCCTTGCCACTTCGGCGGGTGTACACATTTCTGCTATTTCGTGCGCTAATTTGAGCGCATAGCCTAGCCTGTTATCCGGTGCTGTTATACATAGCGCGAGCGCCCTGGTTAATGCTGTCTCGTGTGTCATATTTCCCCCTTATACCCTATTGATACCCTATTAATACCCTATGGTGACCCTATGGTGACCCTATGGTGACCCTATGGTGACCCTATGGTGACCCTGTGGTGACCCTATACGCCAATGACGTATAGAATCGCGTGACTTATGCAATTATTTAACCGCCGCGATAAGACCATCGCGCATTGTGACATTCGCGAAGAATTCTCGCCCTTGCCCTGTAATATGCGGTCGATTTGCCCCTGTTAAGACTCCATCGCGCCTGTACTCTTCACCGAAAATACTTGTTTCGATATAGTCTAGGCGCTGCCCGATAGACTCTTTTAATACTTTTTTGCTTTGATAATTGAATACTAGCATGGTGATTTCCACTTATATTGTGATGGTCTAGCGTGATTAACTTTGCGACCCAAAGTGATTAGAGCGGTCGCGTTTGCTACTGATAACCCCTTATCACTAGCGAATCGCTCGATGGTAAGGTAGTCATTAAAGTATTCTAAATAGTCGCGCTCGCATTTGGCTTTGAATCGTTCACCCGCTCTCAGCCTTTCGGCCTCAGCTCCATTGATGACCCATGCCCCGCCGAATATAAAATTATACTGCCCGTGCCATTCGCTATGCATAATTAACCCCCCATTAATAATTTTTTAAGATACTTTACCGACTTTCCCGATAGTCTAGACAATTGCTCGAGTGTAATATTGCTAGTGTCGAATCGATCAATGATTTCGTTATCGCTCATAATTAACCCCTTGCTATAATATTAGCGTTATTGGTGCGCGATCCATGGGCAGGGAATGCTACTACCGAGTCGCGATTACTTACCGAGCATAGTTTGCAGGTCGCGCACGTTACCTCATCCTTGTATGTAGCAGGGCAAGTAATAAACTTAACCCCTTGAATCGTGCGCGTATCGTTTCCGTGATCACTAGGCACAACGGCAGCTATCGGCAGATTGTGACGCTTTAACTTGATCGCGTGATCGATGGTGTTAGCGGACAGATTAACCGTAAAACCTTTGCGGTTAGCGGATCGTATCGCCTTGATGTTGTGCGTATTGTCGCGGTAATGGGTGTATGTAAACCCCCGCTTGCCCGTGTTAGCGGTCGCGAGTAGGTCGAGAGCGCTAGAGTCTATATTCTCACTATCCTTGCTATCGGGCATCAGATCCCCTGCTACGTTGTGCCTCCATAAGGTTTTAGCCTTAAGCTTGCCGATATTGTCTAGGAAATCGGCATACTTAGCGCCACGCTCACCGCGTGATACCCTGTCCCAATTTAGGCGAGTGTAGTATCCGGCTTCGGCGTAACACCCATTCACGCCCGCATAAGGGCATGCCTTAGGGCAAGTGTCGCGAGCGCTAGTCGTGCAAGGTATCGCGCCGATTTTTTGATTAGCTGATTTTTTGACGAACTGAATATGCATTGTGTTTCCCCTTGTAAGTAATGCGCCCCTTGCGAGGCGCGTATTGGTTATCAGTTGCTTAGCGCGTCAATGAATCGCCTGGCTTGTGTTGGTGTAGACTCTTCTATATCAAGCGTCTGTGTTATAGAATTAGAATCGCTTCTCACCACCGCTATGGAAGAGTTGAGATCTATCCAAAGATCGCACTCTATATGAGTCCAAAGTCCAATATATTCTTCTATCCAGCCGTGATGCTTTAACATTGTCTCAATCATGATTAGAGTTTCGTTTCTCATTATGTTTTCCTTTCGTGTGTGTGTATTGCGTTGTCGTATAATACAATGCATTCGCCGTGCCAGGTTTTCAAAGTCCAATGAATACAAGGGGTGGAGCCAATGTACTGTGTATGCATACAGTGTTGAGAGTGTTACTGTGTTACCGCAAAGCGTTACCGTGTTACCGTGAGAGTGTTACCGGTAACGTTTTTGTGGATGGGGCTATGGGATGCATGCGACCCCTTCACTCTCGCGTCTATCCATCGCGCGCGGGTGTGTGTGCGCTCGCGTGTATGCGCTCGCGTGTGCGTGTGTGTGTGCGTGTGTGTGCATGCGTGTGCGTGTGTGTGCGCATGTCATGCGCGACCCCCAAAACCAAGGGGGATTCGTCTGATGTACGGGGGGGTGTGCGCGCGCGGACTGTTTACTGTAGTTGCCCCCCAGATTTGCAGCAGGTCAAATTAAAAAAAAGAGCCAAAAAACATTCCTCTCAAACCCGCATGAATACAAGGGTTGGCGAATCTGACGATTTAGTGGTTTAATACGCCAAATATTAATTCCAAAAGAGCTTCTATGTTGTGGTTGAAGACAATGCACCAGTAAAGAGAAAGCGTGGTCGTCCCCGTAAGTCGGAGATAGAGAAGCCGAAGAACCGCCCTATTGGTAGACCCAAGGGTGACCATTCGGCTATGGCAGAGATGAAGCAGCGATTCCTCGCGAGGAGGGATACCAATGCTGTGATAGAGTCTATCTTCCGAGCTGCCCAAGATGATGACCACAAGAATCAATCTGCTGCGTGGAAGCTCATAGTAGATCGCATCTTGCCTATTAGCTCGTTTGATAAAGACAAGCTAGGCGGTAGGCCTACGGTCAATATTACAATCTCAGGGGTTACTGATACGATCGTAGAACCCGAAGTGATAGAAGGAGAGTTCCATGAGGATTGAAGACCTGCTAATTAAGCACGAGGGCTTGCGGCTTAAGCCTTACGAATGCACGGCGGGAGATATGACCATAGGCGTTGGGCGTAATTTAGACTCTATGGGCTTGTCCGAGGATGAAGTCTACTATCTCCTCGCGAATGACGTCCGGCGCTGCGAACAAGAACTGACCAAAGCCTTTGACTGGTTTACTCATTTGGACTCGGTACGCCAAGACGCTATGATGGATATGTGCTTCAACCTTGGCATGAGCCGTCTTCGCGGCTTTAGAGACGCTCTTAGGGAGATGTCTCTTGATAACTACGAAGCAGCCTCGGTAGAGTTCTTGGACTCTCACTGGGCAGAGCAGGTAGGACAACGCGCTATAACCATTACTAATATGATACGAACCGGAGAATACGATGCCAAATGTAAAAGGTAAGAAATACGCCTACACCCCTGCGGGAATGACAGCAGCAAAGAAAGCTAAAGACGCAGCTAAGAAGACCGCGAAGAAAAAATGAACCTAGACATAAGTCTTTTGGAGTGGCAGAAAGAAGTCTGGAACGACCCCACTCGTTTCAAGGTGGTTGCTGCGGGTCGCAGGACGGGGAAGTCTCGCCTTGCGGCTTATCTTTTGATAGTCAACGCTTTGAAGTCAGATAAAGGGCAGGTGTTCTACGTCGCCCCTACTCAGGGTCAGGCTAGAGATATTATGTGGAATCTCCTCATGGAGATAGGTCAGCCTGTTATTGAAAGCTCTCATGTAAACAACATGCAGGTTAAGTTGATTAACGGCACAACCATCAGCTTGAAAGGCGCAGACAGACCTGAGACAATGCGCGGCGTAAGTCTCAAGTTTCTTGTCTTGGATGAATACGCAGACATGAAGCCCGATGTATGGGAGCTAATACTACGACCTGCGTTGACAGACTTGAAGGGCGATGCCTTATTTATCGGGACACCAATGGGTAGAAATCATTTCTATGAACTCTACAAGCAAGCCAGTTTAGGCGAAGACCCCACATATAAAGCATGGCACTACACAAGCTACGACAATGACTTACTGGACAAGGACGAGATTGATGCGGCAAAGAAATCCATGTCTTCCTTCGCGTTTCGGCAGGAGTTTATGGCTTCTTTTGAAGCTCGTGGCTCTGAGATGTTTAAAGAAGAGTGGGTTCGGTTCGATGACGAAGAGCCCGAAACAGGCGATTACTACGTTGCCATTGACCTCGCGGGATTTGAGGAAGTCGGAAAAGCCAAATCCAAAAATAAAAAGCTTGACAATACCGCCATTGCTATTGTAAAGGTAGGCGAGTATGGTTGGTGGGTTAAGGATATCGTTTGCGGACGGTGGGAGTTAAACGCCACCGCAGAGAAGATATTCCAGATAGTCAGAGACTATCAACCCATATCCATTGGGATAGAGAAGGGCATAGCCAGACAGGCTGTCATGTCGCCTCTCACAGACCTGATGAAGAAATACCAAACATTTTTCAGGGTCGAAGAGCTGACCCACGGTAACAAGAAGAAAACTGACAGGGTGATGTGGGCGCTGCAAGGTAGATTCGAGAATGGAATCTGCAATCTTAACAAGGGTGAGTGGAACATCCAATTCATGGATGAAATCTTCCAATTCCCCGATGCACTCACCCACGATGACATGGTAGACGCTTTAGCCTATATAGACCAACTGGCTAAGGTGTCTTACTCATACGACTTTGAAATAGATGAGTTTGACGTAATCGACTCAGTAGCGGGATATTAAGATGCTTGAATCAAACGAAGAACAATTTGGCATAGAAGAGACGCTTGAGTCTTGGGTTATGTCAAAATGTCGTGATTGGCGTGACCACTACGAGACTAACTACGAGCAGAAGTTCGATGAATACTACCGTCTATGGCGTGGTATCTACGCTAGCGAAGACCGTAACCGCGAGTCAGAGCGATCACAGATCATCTCCCCTGCCCTTCAACAGGCTGTAGAGTCATCGGTCGCAGAGATTGAAGAAGCTACATTTGGTCGTGGTCGGTTTTTTGATATGAAGGACGATATCTCTGACCAAGAAACGCAAGACGTAGTCTACCTTCGCGAAAAACTCTTAGAAGATTTTAAGGCTAACAAGATTCGCAAGGGTGTGGCTGAGTGTCTTATCAACGCAGCCGTCTTTGGCACAGGCATAGCGGAGATTGTCCTAGAAGAAGTCAAAGAGATGAAGCCTGCCTCCCAACCTATTATGGATGGTCAGCTACAAGCTATAGGTGTGAACATCTCAGACCGCACAGTCGTTAAATTACGACCTGTTTTACCTCAAAACTTCTTGATTGACCCCGTTGCTGTGGACGTAGACAGCGCATTAGGCGTAGCCATTGATGAATTTGTTTCACCACACGCTATAGAACAACTCCAAGAGAAGGGTGTGTACAAGGATGTGCCGTTTAACTTCGCGTATCCTGATACAGACTTAGATCCTGACCACGAACTTACCACGCAACCGACCGATAAGACTCGTTTGACCAAGTATTACGGACTTGTTCCACGCTATTTACTTGAAAATGACGATGAATACGAAGAGGTTGAGGAGCTAGTAGACAGCGAGGAAGAAGAAGGCTTCTATGTTGAGGCAATCGTAGTCATAGCTAACGGTGGTACTCTGCTAAAGGCGGAGAAGAACCCGTACATGATGCAAGATCGCCCAGTTGTGGCGTTTCCTTGGGACATCGTACCCTCTAGGTTCTGGGGTCGTGGTGTATGTGAGAAAGGTTACAACTCACAGAAGGCATTAGACGCAGAATTAAGGGCTAGAATCGATGCACTGGCGTTAACAGTCCACCCTATGATGGCTATGGACGCTACACGCCTACCTCGCGGGGCTAAACCTGAAGTAAGACCGGGCAAAATCATTCTTACCAATGGTAATCCTTCTGAAGTGTTACAACCATTTAACTTTGGTCAGGTATCTCAGATTACCTTCGCGCAAGCAGGTGAGCTACAGAGAATGGTACAGACTGCCACAGGAGCAATAGACTCTGCTGGCGTTGGCGGTTCAATTAACGGCGAAGCAACAGCCGCAGGGATTTCAATGTCCCTGGGCGCTGTGATTAAACGCCACAAACGAACACTGATCAACTTCCAAGAGTCATTCTTGATACCATTCGTTACTAAAGCTGCCCATAGGTATATGCAGTTTGAGCCTGAGTTGTATCCGGTATCGGATTATAAGTTTGAGGTCACCTCATCTCTTGGCATCATCGCCAGAGAGTATGAGGTCACACAGTTGGTTCAGCTTCTACAGACTATGTCTCCTGAGTCTCCGCTATATCCTGCGTTGATTCAGTCAATCATAGATAACATGAACCTGAGCAACCGCGAGCAGTTAATACAAACTCTACAAGAAGCAGGACAGCCTTCGCCTGAAGCACAGCAAGCACAACAAGCTGCGCAGCAAGCGCAGATGGAGTTCCAACAGTCGCAGACTAACGCACTGAACGGACAAGGCGCTGAGTCTCAAGCAAGAGCTGCCAAGATTGCAGCAGAGACTAAGGCTATCCCTGTTGAGCTAGAGATTGATCAGATCAAAGCTGTGACATCTAACCTTGCGGTAGGTGATGCGGACGACAAAGAGTTTGAACGCAGACTTAAGATCGCTGATGCTCAGCTCAAAGAAAAGAAGCTAAACCTTGATACAGTTAAGGCGCTGCCGCAATGATTACCCAACGCGAACTAGAGGACGTAGTGACACAAGTAAACGTCGTCTTAGACCGAATGGACAAGCGGCTTCAGTCTTTAGAGAAGCAGCACGAGATCCTTCTTCACGAGGTTAAAGCCTTCGTGCAAGCAAAGCCAAAGGCTAAGAAGAATGGATAAAGAAACAGAAAAATATTATGACGACCGTGCGGATATGTTCTTAACGCAAGGTTGGAAGGATTTAATTAATGATCTAACTGCTGATGCGGCTTACATTAATTCAGTAGAGGATGCGAAAGATGTTAATGATTTATTCTTTCGCAAAGGCCAGTTAAGCGTACTGGCTGACATGCTCAATCTAGAATCTGCAATGAACCATGTACAAGAGGATAGCAGTGATGTTGATAATTTTTGATTTCCAATGCGAGCAAGGCCATGTCCATGAGGCAATGGTTAATCGCAACAAGGTAACTGAAGGTTATAAGCGTGACTGTCCTGAGTGCGGTGGCTCTAGTAGTAAGATGATCTCACCTGTTAAGTCGGTACTCGACCCCATCTCCGGTTCTTATCCGGGAGCTACTATGAAATGGGCTAAGGATAGACAGGCGAAGATTAAACACGAACGCAAGGTAGCCGAATCATAAGTCCTTCGGGGTAGCTTAGAGTTGGTCTTGTCTCCATAGGAGTTTAATAATAGTGGCACAACTTATTGACGAAGTAACGAGCGAGGTAGATGAAGATTTACAACAGGAAGCGGTCTCGGAAGAGGTAGCCGTAGATGACACCCCAGAGCATTATCGCGGGAAGACTCCTTCTGAGTTGATTAAGATGCACCAAGAGGCAGAGTCTCGCATCGGTCAGCAAGGACAAGAGGTAGGTCAGCTAAGAAAAGTTGTAGATGATTTCATTCTTAATCAGAGCAAAGTCAACGAACCGGAACAGGCCGAGGAAGTAGATTTCTTTGCTGAACCCGACAAGGCTGTTGATAACAAAATTGCAAACCATCCAACCATTAAACAGTTGGAGCAATTAGGTAATCAAATGAAACAAAGTCAGACACTTACTGCGTTACAGCAGAAGCACCCTGACATTAAAGAAGTTGCTATGGACGCTAACTTTCAAAAGTGGGTTGTCGGTAGCAAGATCCGTTCAGAGTTATACGAGCGAGCAAACAACAAGTACGACTATGATGCGGCAGATGAATTGTTTTCTAGTTGGAAATCAACTCAAGACGTTGCACAACAGGCTGTAAGTGTTGAGCGCAAAGAACGTAAACAAACTCTAAACGCAGCCTCGACAGGTGGAGCTAATGGAAGCTCAGAAGCTCCAAGCAGAAAGATTTATAGACGAAGCGACATTATTGAACTAATGCGAACCAATCCGAAACGCTACCAATCGATGTCTGATGAGATATATAAGGCGTATCAGGAAGGTCGCGTAAAAAGCTAACCTTTGAGAGATTATTATGACTGATTCAACCTATCCAAATATGAATGGAGCGGTAACTAACACTACTGCTGCTACATTTATTCCAGAAATCTGGAGTGACGAGATTCGCGCTGCTTATGAGAAGAATCTCATCCTCGCGAACCTAGTAAAGAAAATGAGCATGACAGGGAAGAAGGGTGACATCATCCATATTCCTGCTCCTATTCGCGGCGATGCTCACGTTAAAACATCAGCAACGGCTGTTACTATTCAGAGCAATACAGAGGGCGAAGTGCAAGTCGCGTTAGACAAGCACTACGAATACTCACGTATCATTGAAGATATTACTGAAGTGCAGGCTCTGTCTTCGCTGCGTAACTTCTACACCTCTGATGCGGGTTATGCTCTTTCGCGTCAGGTTGATACAGACCTGATGGGTCTGGGTAAGTCTTTCGGTACTGGTAACGGTACTGCCTGGACTAACACTGCCGCTGCATTCTACTGTGATGCTTCAACTGGCCTTACAGCTTATGCTGATGACACTGTTACTACTTCTGACGTTTTCACTGACGCATGTTTCCGTGATTTGATTCAGAAGCAAGATGATGCTGACGTACCTATGGATAACCGAGCGTTGGTTATTCCTCCTTCATTGCGTAATGCAATCATGGGTGTAGAGCGTTATGTGTCTTCTGACTTTGTTAGCGGCGAGCCTGTGCAAAATGGCAAGATCGGTAACCTGTATGGTATTGATGTTTACATCTCTACTAACTGCCCTATTACTGAGACTGCTGCGCAGAACTCAGCAGGTGGACAGATTCGTGCAGCACTGCTCGTGCATACAGATACGATGATCTTGGCAGAGCAAGTTGGTGTTCGCTCACAGACTCAGTACAAGCAGGAGTTCCTCGGAACACTGTATACTGCTGATACTCTGTACGGTGTCAAGACTTACCGTCCTGACAGCGGCTTCATCATGGCTGTAAACGGCTAAAGGAGATGGGGGTAGGGAAACCTGCCCCCTTATCTTATGCGTAATAAAGACACAAAATTAACCAAGCTTGGGGTAAGTGGGTATAATAAGCCCAAAAAGACCCCTAGCCATCCCACCAAAAGCCATGTTGTATTGGCAAAAGCCGGTGATCAAATCAAGACTGTCCGATTTGGGCAGCAGGGTGTGACGGGCGCAGGGAGTAATCCCAAGACTGCCAAAGACAAAGCGCGAAAGAAATCATACTACGCTAGGCATAACGCTCAAGACTCAAGCCCATCCAAACTATCTGCACGATACTGGTCACACAAGACCAAGTGGTAACCACGGGAATTTAACATGGCAACGATAGTAACCAAGAACAGCTCAACAGCCTCATCCGTCCCAACCACAAGTGACTTGGTTAAAGGCGAACTGGCGGTCAACGTAACTGACAAAAGAATCTTCACAGAGAATGCCTCTACACAGATTGTAG